TCATATACCATATTACACATTTATACAATAATATAATATAAACTGTTAAGAATAGTCTTGGAAAGATACGCCAAGCGTCAATAGCTCTTGCCATATGAATTAATTTAGCATATGGATTAACACCAAGGTCTTTGATTGAAGTATCTACTTCTAAATCAACCTTGATTTTCTGTTTAGGTTCTGCAACCTTAACTTCTTGTTTTACTTCTTCAGCCATTATTTTCTACCTCGTAGTTGGCGTTCTTTCGCCTTTTCGTTTTCTTCTTTTATGTGAGCCACCAAAAGGTTCACATAAATTTCCCTCTCCCATGGCACCATATTTTCTAATTCACTCAAACTATATTTATGATGTTGCATTAAAGCAAAGTTAACCTGGAAATGATTTTCTAGGCTGTCGTGAGAGAGGGCGACCCGAAAAAATCTTGTAGCCCGCTCAAAACTACTTTACTTTTCACTTTAGTTTTAGGATTAGTTACCTCAATCTCATGTTTGAGTTTTGGCATAGTTGTAAAGAATGTTTGTATTTTGTTAAAGTTTTCACTTGTTAAAGTCTCAACAAAAGCATTCAATTCTTTCTGACTATAATCCGTAGCTTGGTGTATTTCTTCACCATCATAAATTTGATAGATTGATTTGCTAATAATATCAAACAATTGATTAGTCTTCATATTGTCAGCATCCATACTTGGGTCAAAGTCTTCCATTGTAGGATATTTCATTAACATCTTAATCTTATCATTAACTTGAATTTCGTTAGTATGAGTTTCATCAACTTGAACCTCAACCTCTGTTAAATCCACTTCTACATTTGCAAAAGTTTCATTGTCGTCTGGACATTTCACTTTCAGTTTTGATACCTCTCCAACTGACTTAGCTCTTATCTGTAAAAAGATGTATTCTAAATCAAAGGTAGGCATTTTACTCACATTGATAGTACCAAATGTACATGCACTAACAATCTCTTTCAACGCATTTTGAATTTGACCATTCTCACCAGATTCCATTGCCATCAAAAGTATCTTTTCTTCTTTTACAAGAAAAGGTCTAAATTTGACCTTGGTATCTTGACTTGGTAAAGTCAATTCATATGTCGCTGTTTCTAATATAGGCAAAGCCATAATATTATCTCCTTGTTATTAAATAAATGGTGGAAATACTCTTCCACCTGTAATTCGACCTATTGGGGCATTTCTCTTAACTTGACCCAATACATCACGACCAACCCTCTGCAATTCAGGTGGTAACTTATTAAGTATTCCACCAAAGAGACCAAAGTTCTTCGCCGTCTTAATTGTAGGTACATCACCCATTGATTTACCTATTGTTGCGCCGTCTATTTGGTCTGTTGTTAAATTGTGCCAATTTCTAAAATTAAAAGTAATTGGTATATTGTGAGGACTGTCCGTTGTTCCATATCCGTACTCAACACCACCAACAACTTGTGGGTAGCATTCCATTAATCGTACACCATATGTAATTCTATCTCTATCATCAGCAGTATCAAATGAACCTAACTGATATATGTCCATGTGACCAATATAGTCATCATAGAAATTCATGTTGTGGCTATCTTTGTTAAAGATTAACTTTTGCCACTCTTCAAAGAAAACTCTTTGTCTTAAAAATTTGTCTGCATAAAATGTCATCTCGACATTACCTGGAAAACTATAACCATATGGCATTTGTCTACCTGGTCCATATGTAATATGGTCTGTTGTGTTAATGTCTCTACTAGGCATAGTTACCTTATTACACATCATAGAAACATTTTGTTGTAATTCTGTTGAGTTATAATCTTTATATGTTTGGTGTGGTGGAGGACCGTATGATGTCTGTTTTCTTCCTACATCACCTAATTTATATTTTTGAGGCATGAAAAATCTTACAACATATCTAGTTGGTCTTGAAAGACCCTCACCTTGATTTAAGGCTGCTGTAAATCTACCAATTGTGGATTCTGGATTGCCACCTGGCTTTCTCTGTAATCTTGGGTCGCCCTCAACATTATCTAGTGACCTATCTCTAGGAAATCCTAGTCGAATATCAAAGTTACCAATTCTACGACCACCTCTTAATATTGCCATTAGTATTTACTCCTACTATTTGCGAACACTTTACCTAAACTTGCACCTTTAAATTGTGCAACTGGTAAATTAATTGCAATTGCCATCTCGTCTGTGTTCACTCTTAAAAAATTACTTCTTACTTGTTTGTACAAATATTTTTTGATTGCAGCTTTTGTAAAACCTACACCTTTGATATCATCATATGACACCTGTAATCTTGTAGATTTATCAAACTTACCATTACTTGCGTATCTCTGCAATTCAGATAGAAATTTATATCTTGCACCGTATGGTAGATAGTGAAAATTCAAACCTATGAAACCACCTGGAAAGGTGTCAATAGGTAATACTAAAGGAAATATATCATAGAAAGGCATTTTGCCTTTTGTTTTAGGGTCATAAAAAAACAAGTTCATTCGACCACCACTTGGTCTACCAATCAATTTACCACTACGCATTAACGCATTAGCACTTGATTTATCTGTTATCAAAGAGGCTGCGTTTCTATACCAAGACTGTGATTTGAATTCACCATCTTGAATATCTACTAGTGGTTTAAAAATATTTACCATGCTACTATTTATACAAAAAAAAAGAGGCCGCTACCAATTAAGGTAGCGACCTCTAGCGTGCTTTTTACGAAGCCTTATAGAGAGAGATAGGTTAATCTTCGTCTGCTAGTCTCGAAAAATATGACATTGTATCGTCATCATCATCTAAAGACGGAGATTTATCTTCGCTTGTTGCACTAGACACAGGAGCTGTGGCTTGCGTAGGTGGGAGTTCTACAGCAGAAACCGTCTCTGTGCTTCGTGAAGTACCAGCAATTACCCTATTCAGTTTCTCTTTGAGTTCATCATAGGTCTTAAAATTGGTAGTATCCACGAATGGGTTTAGAGGATATTGTTTCGCCCAAATAGCTTTGATATCATCATCACTATCTTTGATTGAGCTAACACCCTCAAATTCGGATTTGTCATAGTTCCAGTAACCATCCACTTTTCTGATTTTCAGTTTAAAGTTTGCACCTTTCCAAAAATCAAATGGGTTGATTGCTGTTTCATCTTCAAATGCCGGTTGCATTGCCTCTGTAATCTTGTCAAAGATTTTTTTACCAAACTTGAACAAGAACACCTTACCCTCGTTTTGAGGATGTTTAGGGTCAGACACCACAAGAATGTTAGAGTAATAAGATAACTTTCTTTTTCTCTTTCTTGCAATTTCTTTATCACTATCAACGCCAGTATTCCATAATCTAGTGTTCTCTTCGGACACAGGATCCTTTTGGTTAAGAGTTGTTAGTGAGTTCTCAATATACCAACCGCCTTTGTCTTGGAAAGCATGAGACCAAACTCTCTGCCATGGCATTTCTTCGCCACTAGTAGCAGGTAGAAAACGAATAACAGCATAGCCATTACCTGTTTTATCCATCTCTGGTTTCCAAAGTCTTTCGTCTTGGTATTTGTTTTTGTTTGATTGGTCCTCAGGATTGAGGTTCTTTTCTAACGCCTTGGTTAGTTTGTCAAAATTACTTGACGAGGTCTTTAAAGTTTCGAAATCCATATTTTTCTCCTTGTATGTATTATCGTATTGTTGTTTTCGTGTGGCCTGTATAATTCGGCCTCATTGGTATTTATACAACTTTTATAAGTTTTGTAAAACATTTTCTGCATTACTCACTTCGAAAGGGTCAGTTGTACAATTGTCTTTGAATCCAGGTTCTTCATATAATTTTTCAACAACGCCATCATTAATGATAGCGGCGTATCTCCACGACCTGTATCCAAATCCCTTGTCGTCTTTCTCGACAAGCATTCCCATACCTCTAGTAAACTTACCAGAGCCATCAGGAATTAGTTTCACTTTCTCTATGCCTAGGTCTTTGCCCCAAGCATTCATTACAAAAGCGTCATTAACTGATATACAATAAACTTCATCAATACCTTTATTTAAAAAGTTGTTGTAGTTTTTCTCGTAATCAGGTAATTGGTGTTCAGAGCAAGTTGGTGTAAATGCACCAGGTAGTGAAAACAATATCACTCTCTTGCCCTTAAAAAAATCATTTGTATCTTTCTCGACCCACTCGCCAAGAGTTCTACATTTAAATTTAACATTTGGTACTGTATTATTTACTCTCATCATATTCCTTATTCTTCTTTGCCCATTCACTAGCACTTTCACCTTTTGGTAGTGAGGACTTAATTAGTTTCTCTTTCATGGTTATACACCATAATTGTATTTTGTCTAGTATATAAAATAAACTATTCATTGTGTTATATAATACTATAAATTGAGTATATTGTCAAGCCTGGAATAATCAATATAGTTAATATTTTTTATACCATTCCACTCTAATACTGGTTTTGTAGTCTGGTCATTCTCATCATATGGTTGTTGTACCTTGAAAAACTGTATATCTGGATACATTTTGAACAGTTCTAACCATTGTTTAATCCAGTTGATACATGGTGTTGGTTGATGTTCAGCAGTCACATAATGTTTTGTTGACTTATACATGTTATTTACATGTCTATCTTTTGAGAAGAGGTCATGTCCTAACATAAAGACATAACTTGGTTTCTCTCTTTTACATGCAACATAACCACTTGTTGGACCTGCAGCCCAACCAAAATCTTTAAATTCACCATTGTGCCATTTCATATAATCTACAAGTGATGTTGTCTTATCTAATTTTGGGTCAACATAACTGACATAGATGTTAGACCTGTTTACATTTTGTTTTTCTTTAGTACCATCTTTTTTGATAATATCAGCAACACCTTTGACAGTAGAACCATGGAGAACAAATTGTGTTGTTTCTTCGGTTCTATTATTTTCTACCATAAAACCGTTTTCTCTCATGTAATTCATTTCACTATCTTCCATGCCGGCGTCTGTAATCATACTATCGAAACCCATAATTGGCAATTTAGTCCAGTTTCTAAAGAAACAAGGTATTTGATATGCTAAACCTTTATGAAATATCTCATGCATAATACCATTGTCAACACTTGTGATAACATCTGGTGTGAAATCTCTTGTCAATGCATTACAACCATATAGTTTACCATGAGGTCGGTATTTTTCTAAATCTATACCTCTACGACTTTCAGCATTGCCTATACAAAACACATTCATTTTTTCATCCACTTATGCCATGTTTCTTTCATGTAATTATAAGACCTTTCAAATTTATTATGTGACATTAAACTATGTATTTCATAATCTCTCATAAACTTTTCGTCTCTGCCTCTTTGTTCCATTTCAACATCATCATTTTTTACTAATATC